CTTGTCTAATATCTCCAAACAAAACTCGCTGGTCTTGTTTGTCAAAATACATCATTTTGCTTCCACAACATGGGTCAAGTATTTTCGCGATCATTTATGATTGTCTCTTTATATAATTTCCGCTTGTACCAAGTCTTTGCGGAATTGGTTGTAATTAATCAGGCTGATTCCTGTGTTTTGCTCAAACGGAATCAGGATTTTTTGCATGTCCGTCTGAATAAAATCTTTCAGGCGGTCAAAGTCTGCCAGTATCTTGTAGCCGTCTTGTCTCAATTCGGGGATACTGTTCACTGGCTGAACGGCACTGTTACACTCCGCCACGCGGAAGAAGTGCCAAGCGGCATTTAATACCTCTTCGCGCAATACGGTTTCTTTTTCGTTTATCTTCTTGGCGATGGCTCGCAAGGATTCGCCGTTGATGATGTCGAATAACGCCTGAATGTAGCGTTTCGGGCGCGTGTATAGGCTTGCGGTGTACAGTGCGATTTGTACGCTTGCACAATACAAGCCGATTTCTGAAACGGTACGCTCTGGGATAATTTCGCCGTATGCTTCCTGATATTCGGTCAAGCGAAGAACAGGCTTTAAAATCTCACGGCGTTGATTCGGCGATAGGTCGTCTGATTCTTGCAACTGCTCAATCGCCGCTTGTGCTTCGTTGGTTGTCTTGCTCAAGTCGCTGTCTGAGTAGATACAAGCGACAACACGCATAGCACGGACAAAGTTTCTCAAAAACCGTTATGCTGGTTCGGTCGTTGTCGTAAACCAACGCCTGATAGTGCATGAGATTTTTAATGTTTTCGGTCAATTTGCTATCTAAGTCTTGAGGCGCGCCGCTTCGCAATGACAGCTTGTTTTGCGTTTGGATTACAGCAATATTTGCCAGTTTGTTGCGGTCGGCGCGTTGGTTGCCGATGTTGTCTCGTGCATATTTCTTGACGGCTTGTTCTTTCTTCGCCGCTTTCTTGGCGGCTAACATTTCACTTGCTTTCATATCAACCTCTATTTAATCGTGATTTCCATAAACAGCAGGGCGTGCGTTAATACCAAAAGGCACATAAAGCCAAAGCAGATAAGGCAATCGCGCAACGGATTGAGAACGCTCGACTCTTCACGCGCGTTGTGCTTTTTAATCAGCACTAAGTACAGATAAAGGGCTACATTCAGAATCATCAAAGCCCAAATCAGGCAAATTGTGATTTTTAAAATAAGAATAGGGGTCATTGGTTTTCCTTTCATGTTGAAGCCGTCCTCTCAACGGCTCGGACGTTTTAGGCCGTCTGCCTGTGGTTGTTATCGTTTGCTTTTGATGTGTGCCATAGCAACATCTATGGCTTCACGGATGTCGTTACTTGTGGCGGCCAATACCTCAAAATGGTCTTCTTGCTTTTGGATAACGGCATTTGGGATTCCGAGAATATCGCCATCTTCGTCGCAAAGCTTTTTGGTTAACGCACAATCATTTTCCGCTAGCCAATCAAGGCGAATCGTGTCAGGGTGTTGGATTAACTCTAGTGATTCAGGACGTGCTACTACGTTATAGTCCCCTCGCTCATTCATGATATAAACTGATTTTTCAGAAGCGTTGATAACAACACATTCACCCAGCCATAAAGTCTTATCAATTACACGGTCGCCGAATTTAAATTTATGAGTCATTTTTTTATTCCTTAAAATGGCACGTCATCATCAATATCTTCAACAGGCGCGGCCGGTGCTTGTTTCGGCTGTTCCTGCGTTGCTTTGCTATTACCGCCTAACATCTTCATTTCGTTGGCGATAATCTCGTAAGCCGTGCGCTCGATACCGTCTTTGCCTTGATATTTACGGCTTTGGATTTCCCCTTCCAAATACACTTGGCTGCTTTTCTTCAGGTATTGTCCGGCAATCTCTGCCAGTTTGCGGTACATGGTGATGTTGTGCCATTCGGTACGCTCCTGTTTCTGTCCGTTGCTGTCTTTCCAGCTTTCGCTAGTGGCTACGGAAAAGTTACAGACAGCTTCGCCGTTCGGCATATAACGCACTTCAGGGTCACGACCTAAGCGGCCAATGAGGATTACTTTGTTCAGCATTGTTTACCTTTCTCAAATTCCTGTTTTAATTTCTCGGCATACTCAAAGCACGCTTCTGCTTTTCGCTTGATTTGGTTGATTGCGTTTTCGTCACGGTACACTGTTATTGTTGTCAGTCGTTTTTCAAACGGCAGACGCTCAACCGCTTCAACCAAATTGGCTACATCGTCATAAGGCTTTAAAAGCTCTTCAGGCGTTGGGAAAATCCAAAAATCAATATCAGCCTTTTCACAATCGAAAAGCCACATGTAGCCTTGCATTTGCCAGCCATAGCCTGCCTTTTCTGCTTTGGCTTCAGCTTCTTCTTTGAAGAATGGATGTGTCCCAATGTCCCATGAGCATTTTGTGTCAATGATTGTTTTACGCTTCGGATCGTAAATATCACATTCGCCTGTAATCCAATCATTGACCCGCCGTTCGGTGTTTTTTTTGTACATCAAGCCACGAATCAAGCCGCTGCAACGGATTGCTTCATCTTCGAGTAATAACCCTTTTTCGGTTTCCTTGCTGCCTGTGAAGCTCTCGAAGCCTGAATATTCGTTTTTCAGGCGTTCGATAACGTAAGACTTGGCTGGCTGTGTCAATCCGTTGGCTTCTTTCTCGGCTTTGCTTTTTGGTTCGCCGATGATTTTGTGGATTGATGAACATCTGATTTTCATAATTTATCCAATTCCGCTTTCTGCTCTTCCGACAAGTCGTAACCGTCTAAGACAGTCTGAATATCAATATCGCCGGTGCTGATGTTTTCTTTGAGTTGCTCAAACATTTCATCGGAAACCGCCATTTTGGGTGTTTCTACCGGCATGGGTTGGTTATCGATGTATTCAAACTCTTCGGCCTCAACGTCTTTTACGATTGCTTGGTCGGCTAAAACCGCCTTTTGCATTTCGATTGACAGCGGTGCTTGCTGGGAAAGTAATAGCTTGATAACTGTTTTCTTCGCCATAGCCTCGAAGTTGTCAGCCCATACGCCAAACCCGCGCTTGTATGTTTGGCTGTATCGTTTGGCGTGTGCTTCCAGTTCTTCCATCGTCATTGTCAGATTCGCCTCATAGCCGTTCAAAAGCTGGAAATAGGCGATGTAGCCGATAATTTGACCGCTTGGTTTGCGCGGAATGAGTGAGGTCAAGCGTTGGTAAACATCTTCTTCAGCGTCCGTGTCGTAAACAGGGCAGGCGTTGATTCGTTTAAACTGTCCGCTTCGCTGTGCAAGCTGGATGAAGCCTTTGTAACCAAGCTGAAACTGAGCTTCTGTTACGTTCTCTTTTCGGTTTTGAAAGGGGACGATGTACGCAAAGCCTAAGCTGTTATTGATTGGAAGATTCAGCGTTGCAGCCATGCAGGCTGCGTTAAACACTGATTTTGGCGTTGCGTTTTGTAACATGCTATTTGAGTTGACAATCTGCATTGCAGATGTTGCGAAACTTGCAAAGTTTTTGCCAATTAGTTCTTGCATTTTTCGTTTGGCTGCGTCGCTGTCGAAAAATTGTTTAATTGCCATTGCGTTTTTTTGTGCTGGGTGTGTCATTTTTAACTTCCTAATAGTTTGTTGAAATACTTTTCAGCCGCTGCTTTCGTCTTAAATGTTTTCTCGTTGATTTTTTTTGCGCCCTGCGTTCTTCTTGAGAATCAGCGCGTGAGTGTTTCGGGCAAATGTCTCAACGTCTTGCCAAACGTGCCAAACGCCGTTTTCGTTTCTCATTCGTGCGCCGCAATGCTTATGGATATGGTCATGGCCTTTTGGCTTGGCTATATAACAGGCTGTTAAAATGTGCATGGCTTAATCTCCGCATCGCCCATGACCTTTACTTCATCAGGCATGGCTTCGTATGTTTGTTCAATTTGAGCTTCTTGGCTGATTGTTTCCGGCTGTACCGGCTTCTCTGCTTTGCCGGAAAAGCTACAAGCGGCAATCGTGATGGCCGAAACTGCTAAAACTGTACGAATTGCGTATTTCATGCCGCTCCCCTCCATTGGTTTGCCAGTTCGTCGATTTTGCTTACTCGTAAATCAGGGTTGTTTGATTTAACCGCCCAAATCAGCGCGTCTTTAATTTCTTCGTTTTCGTACTTATTGCTACTCAATTCGAGAAATTCCGCACCGTCTAGCAAGTAGGTTTGCCAATCGCCATCTTTCTGCGAGTATTCCAAGTCGCCAAATTCGATTGCGTATTGGCGAAAATCGTATGCTTCCTTGATGACGTGTTGCATGATTTGCGCGTGGAATGATTTGAAATTCTTCCTGTTGTCATCTTCTTGACGTTCTTCAATTGCAATTTCTGCGTCTCGCAATTCTTCACGCCTGTACATTTCGTCCATTCCCCAATCAGGTCGGCTTGTTTCGTAATAAGTCATTTCCTTTTTCCTTTTGTTGCGGTATCGGTAGAGGAAGGGGCTTGATGTTTCTCCGTGCCGTTGCCCTTGCTTGCCTGTGGTATTGCTAGGCAGTAAGCCTTGTGCCCTCGTTTTGGCATTGCTCACCCTATCTACCGATAATTTGACCTTGCTTATTTAAGCAGTCGATTCCAACCGCTTAAATAAGCCCCCTGTTACAGGGGCTGTATCATTCGCTAGGCCTTTATCTTTTCGGCGGCCTCTACCTGTAACCGTTTGTTCGATTTCCCCCATGCCTATCCATGTCTTACTATCGGCTTATCGCCTACCTGAAGGGCGGTTACTACGCTTTCAAATTTTTAAAGAACCGTTGGAGCTGTGTTTTGCTTCGATGTGTGTAGTATAATCTTTTTATACTTAAAGTCAAATATATTTAGTCTTTAAGGTGTTTAATTTTTATACTGTATTGTTTTTAAATGAAATTAATTTTATACAGGCGCAAAAAACCGCCATGTAGGCGGCAAATGTGAAGTAAATAACGGTATAACCCCTATCGAAAGGGGGTTAACCCCCATCAACAGGCAAAAAGAAAGCCCCTAGCCTTGTTATTCCACCTAATTCTGACTAATTAGGTGGCAAAGCTAGGGGAGTTATTGAACAACTTCCTCGGATTTGGCTATTATACCCGAATAATTGGATAAAAGAAGTTGGAAAAATCGTTTCGTAAATCCTTATAATTCAATGCTTTCAATGAATCCTTTTTCATAAACGCCATTTTTCAAGACGGCATTAATGTGCATTTCTTTGAATTGCCCGGATTGGGCGGCTTCCCATATTTTATTTACATCTTCGGCAAACATGTCTGTCGTGTCTATCTTGGCGATATATTCCGTGCCGGATTTGTCCAACAGGGTTAATTTAAGCAGTTCGGGATAAGTGTTGTCGATGATGGCAATTCTGAATTGACCGTGCAAAATGGTGCTGGTGCGATCCGATTTGTTGCGCTTGTTTGCTTCTTGAATATCCGCTTGCGTGTAAACGTTTCCGGCAAGCTGGATTTGGTCGGCGGTTGAAGCGTTTTTCAAGACGGAATCTTTCAGTGTTTCGGTATTTCGGTTAATTGATTCCGCAATATCTTTCACGGAATCAAACCCTTTGGAAGCTACTGATTCGATGGCCTTCATCATCTCCGTCTTGGAAGCTATCTCAGCCTCTGCTTCTTTTCTTTTTTGCAGTGATGCATAGGATTTATGCCCGAAATAACAGGCGAAAATAAATCCTATTAGTATTGCTTGATACTCTGCCGGCATGGTTTTAAGCGCTTCTTCTACGAGAGTTATCGCCTTATCAGCTAAATCTGTGCTGATTTCCGTGCAACCCTCTTCAACTCTAAAAACTATCTCATACTTCTCTAGCTCGGCGTTTGTCAGGCGTTTTATATTCTCTTCGCCATGCAGGGCAAGGGCGGCTGTTCTGTAAAATCCGCGCTGCATTTCGCACAAGCTGTCAGCAAAAGAGGCCGGGAAGCCTCCATGATATTCTTTCCCTTTAATTTTAACCCATATCATGTCATTCATCATAGTTCTCCGTAAGACGCACGAAAGGCCGCCTGTTTTCAGACGGCCTCACTCATATCATCTTTGTTTTGATTGGTGGATATTGTAATCAGGGTTAAGTCGGCTTAATAAGATGTCCGTTGGAATCAGCCTGCGCTTAACCTCTACGACTACTCCGGCAATAAGCGCGCCATCAGGCAGCGGAACGCCTGATCCGCCATCGTAGATAATGGTATGCGTCCCATCAATCGCAATGGACAACCTGCCCACCATGCCGCGTAGGTAGCCTGTATTGTCGATACAAATAAGCACCAAGTCTTTATCTCTCGGTGGGATATTCGGCTCCACTATCAGAATGTCGCCACGTTTTATCCCTGCAAACTCCACGTCATCAGCCATGCGAACGCCGATGGTATGCCTTGAGTGTGGGATAAATGTTGCCGCCCTGTCCCCATTGCTCTGAATTTGCGTCCTGTCTTTATCAGGGTTGGCCAGATGGCGAACAGCGATATCAATATCCAAAAGCGGCATTGATTTTAAAAAGTGCTTGTCTGCGTCGGCAAGCTCTTCTTTTGTTGGCTTGTTTGCAGAATTTTGATTCAGCGTGTAACTGGTGTTTGTTTGGTTGCCATTTATCAGGTCTCTGCCTGCGCTTTGCTGATATGGCAATGGATATCCTGTAACCCTGTGTATCTCTATCATTTGTTCAAACGATGGTTTTGAACGTCCGTTTTCCATTGCTGACACATTTGCTTTCGTTCTTCCAAGATATTCCGCTAATTTTTCTTGGGTCATTTCAGGCCCCGCATATTCACGAGCAGCCAAAACCCATTCGGATAAGTTTATTTGTTCTTTAGTCATTTCGTACTCCTTTACAAATTGTATAAAAAAACTGGACTTTGCAGGGATAAATATATTTGACTTTTATGTATTGTTTTTTTATACTTATGTAAAAAGGAGTTTGACTATGGAAGCGGTTAAAAAGGCGGTTTCGATACTTGGCAGTCAGCAAAAATTGGCTGATTCGCTTGGTGTGTCGAAGCAACTTATCAGTAGTTATGTGAATGGTCGTGCAAAGGTAACGGCTGTAAACGCAAAGAAAATAGAAGAATTGACAGGGATTAAACGAGAAGAAATTCGCCCTGATTTATTTTTATAAGTAACTATTTTTTAATGAATTAAACAGTTTTAGCAGAAAGGAAAAAAAATGAAGAAGCAAGATAAAAACCGCCTGTCGAAGAAAGACAGACGGCTGATTAAAAAAGCGATGCTGAAAGCCGCCGCCAAAGGCTGCGATGAGGTTTACAAAATCGCGCTGGGTTTGAAAGAAGGCTTTGAATTACTTGGAAAGTAGCTCAATCAGATGGCCGTCATCGGTATTTAGCTCCGATTCTTCGAGTTTTTGATGAAGTGTTTGGATGAATACCGCCAATTCTTCGGCTTGTCCTTTGGCTGTATTGCCGCTTAAGCGGATAGAACTGCTACGGATAAGTTCTTTGGTAAGTATGAAGGATAAGTTGGACGACATTTTTTACTCCGTCGGTTGTTGTGTGGAAACTCGATTGTAACGGAGTTATGACAAATCGGAAAGACGGTTGACTGCCCGGACAGACGGGCGACAGATAAAGGAAAGCCCCACGCGGAAACGTGGGGCAGGGGTTGAGGCACGAGGCCTGCAACAAAAGGAGTGAACATGATAGACCAAACGGAAACGCAATGCAAGCGGATTATTGATTATATCCGCGCGAACGGAAATATCACGTCGTTAGTTGCGTATAAAGAGCTAGGAGTTACGCAGTTATGCGCTCGAATCGTTGACTTGGAAAGTCTCGGTTTTGTTTTCAACAAACCGCGATTCAAGGTTGGAAATTGCAAGAATCCGATTACTCACTATTCGATAGCCGAATCAGGATTTGAGCCGTGGTACATGGAAGAGGAGGAATGGGAATGACAATTGATAGATTTATCCCAAACAGTTTTCAGATTGCAAACTCGGTTATCGATGAATACCTGTCGCAGATGAGCGGGAACGCCCTTAAATGCTACATCTTGATTGTCCGGAAAACAAGGGGCTGGCAGAAAACACATGACAGTCTTTCGATTTCTCAGATTCAAAAATTTACCGGAATCAGGAAAGAAGAAACGGTTCAGAAAGCTATTAACGAACTGGTCGATTTAGGGCTGATTGGCAAGCAAAGCAGAATCGGTTTACCAAACGAATATTTTTTAATTTCAGACCCGAAAAAAGGGGTAACACCACCCCCAGAAAATGGAGCACCCCCTGAAAACGGGGTACCCCCGAAAAAAGGGGTAACACCACCCCCTAAAATGGGGGTAGGACCACCCCCAAAAAAGGGGGGTCACATAAATACAAAATACAAAAAACAAATATCTACTAACGTAGATATTAATACAGCGCACGAAAAAACAGCGAAAAAACCGACCAAGCATGAAGCCGATTTAGCACTGTTGGCAGAGCATGGAATCGAGGGGCAAATTGCTGAAGACTTTTTGACAATCCGAAAAGCAAAACGCCAGCCACTGACTGAGACGGCTATGCGCCTGATTGCAAGTGAGGCTCAAAAAGTTGGCATGACGGCATTTCAGGCAGTTGTTTTTTCCATTGGCAACGGCTGGGGAAGTTTTCGCGCTGATTGGGTCAGGAATAAAACCTTTGGCAAACAGTCCGGCGGAAATGGTGGCTTAACCCACAACATGACGGCTGATGTACTGGACGGCAAAGAATACGGCGATCAGCCGACAACAGATTTCTAAGGGGGTGGATATGGCTTTGAAAAGTACCGCCGATTTTTTAAAAAACTATGGCAACGCCAAAACGGAGACACGCAGATGCACGGAACATGGCGAGTATTTGGCGAAAAGTGTTTTTCGTAACGTTTGGACTGATTGCCCGATTTGCGGAAAGCTGAAAGCGGCAAAAGAAGCTGTTGAATATGCCGAACGCCTTGTTAGTGAGTTAAAGCAAGATGAATTGTCAAAACGCATTGGGCGCTCCGGCATAGCAGAACGGTTTAAAAACTGCCGAATTGAAAATTATGCCGTCGATGATGCGGTGCCGGGAATGGCAAGGGCAAAATCTGCCGCCGCCGACTATGCGGAAAACTTCGAGGATGTTTTGCAGACTGGCAGGAACATGATTTTTTCAGGCAAGCGTGGCACCGGGAAAAATCATTTGGCCTGTGGCATTGCTCACAAGGTGATCGAATCGGGGCGCAGTGCAGTGGTGATCACTGTCGGCGATATGTTGCAGACCGTAAAAGACAGTTTCAACGGCGGAAGCGAGAAAGAGGCTGTTGGAACTTTTGTAAAACCTGAATTGCTGGTGCTTGATGAATTTGGCGCGGGAAACCTGTCTGAAACGGATGGTCGGATTTTGTTTTCGGTCATCAACGGTCGATATGAGCGGCTTATGCCAACGCTGGTGTTGACTAACTTATCGGCTAAAGATTTCCGTGAAAACGTTGATGCCCGTATCAGAGACCGATTGAGAGATGGTGGCGGCAAGTTGATACCGTTTGACTGGGATAGTTACCGTGCGTGAAACCTGCTTCTACTGCAAACACGCAGACTTCAAGACAGAGGCAAACACGCCGATGAGAGGGTTTGCAAGGTGCGAGAAATCGCAAACGCCTGAGTAACGGGCGAGCTTCTACTTCGGAGGCTATCAGTGCGACAAGGGCGATTACTGGAGCGGCGGAAAAGGTTTTCAGCCTGCCGATGAAATCGTGATCCAAAAACGGCGCGAGAAATTCGAAGAATGGCGCAACAAAAGGAAATGAGAAATGAAAAACTGGTTAATTTACCGATTGGGCGGTGTGCCTAAACAAACCTACATGGTAGCGGCTGAAAGCTATGAGGGCACACTAGCGGCATACGTTCAGCGGCTTTCCAAGCTGAAGCAGGAAAACGCGGCCATGAAAGCCGAAAAAGCCGAAATGGAAAAGGCGGCGGAAATGGTCAGCGCGAATCTGTCGGAAACAATCAGCCGTCTGAACGAGGCGAATAGAACAATTCACGGATTAAGACAAATTGTTAATGGGTCGGCAATCAGTTCAGAAGGGAAGAACAAGAAAATCGAAGAACTGCAAGCGGAAATCGAAGCGAAGAACGCAGAGCTTGCACGAGTGAAATCAGAGATTATCGCAATCTCAGAAATCAAAGCAGATACGACACTGAAAGCAGAAAACCAACGTCTGAAAGCTGAATTGGAACTGTTGAAAAGAAGAAAGGGTAAAAAATGATGACACTGTTTCTAATTGGGCTTGGTGCTATTACGGCACTTATCGGAATTACTGTTTGGGTTGATATGCCACCGATTGATGAATTTGGACAACGCACAAAGGATTAAGGGAAATGGAAACGCGCAAATGCTCACGATGTGAGGAAAGAAAGCCAGTCAGCGAGTTTTATAAAAAAGGCTTCAACAAACAGGGGATTCAACAATACACCGGGCAATGCCGGCAGTGTATTGCCGAATATCACGCGAAATACCACGCAGCCAGAAAAGAAAAATTACCGGGAACACGCCGTCAGCCGAAAGAGTTCACAGACGCAGACGAAGAAAGGCTGTTTTCAGCCAAGCGCGGCGCAGTAAGCATGAGTATTTCGGCAGAGCTTGCAAACGAGGCTTGCCCGCAATTAGACCATAAGAACTGGCCTATCGGCGTAGCGGAAAGTATTTATAAACAATTCGGCAAGGAATGGAGCTATTTATGAAATTCTCGGTATTTTTGATTTGTGTGTTGGTTGTAGTGTTGGCGATTAGTTTTGTCGAATGGGTCGCCAAGAAAGTACGCAACCAAGACGATGATGATTGGGGTGGGCATTGGCCGTATTAATCCCGATTGCGCAAATAGTAGAGGCGGCGGAAAGGGCAAATGTTCTTTCCCTGCCATATCCGATAAGCACTAACCGATATTGGAAAACCTTTCGGAATCGGCAAGTGTTAAGCAAGGAGGCGAAAGCGTACAAGCTTTGCGTTTCCAACGCGGCAGAAAAGGCAGGTTTTAGGCCGTCTGAAAAAGATGTGATCCTGTTTGTCAGCCTAGTGCCAAAGATGAACAAGGACGGCACAGCAAGCAAGGTTATTTTAGACCTTGATAATTGCCTAAAAGTCGCTGTCGATGCCTTGCAAGGGGTTGTCTATCACAACGACAACCAAGTCAAATTTATTTTATCAACATATTCAAGCGAGCCAAGAGAGGGCGGCGGACTTGATATTGGAATTGCCGAAGTTGGCGGGGAGTCCTGAATGGAAAATTTAAAAAAAATTGTTTTTGCAAAATTCGCAGGGAAAGTTGACAGGGGTGGCGCTCCATACATAGGACATATACATCGGGTTGCAAATCGTGCTGAAAAAATAGTTAAAGGTTCATATTTAACAGGATTTCTCCATGACGTTTTGGAAGATACCGATTTAACGGCAGATGATTTATATCTTCTTGGTGTTGATGATTCTGTCATTAATCGCGTGAGTGTATTAACTAGGGTGGATGGCGTTGGCTATAAAAACTATATAAAAAAAATAAAAAAATACGCCAAAATTAATAATGACAAAATCATTCTTGCTGTAAAAATTTCTGATTTGAACGATAACTTGAACGTATCGCGGTTGAAAGTTTTACAGAGTGATGATTTTTGTAGGCTTAAAAAATATATGGAGGCGCGCCAGTCATTGGAAGATACGTTGAATTTTTTAAATTCAACAGATGGGAAAAGATGAAACGGAATTGATCGTAATGAGCAAAACCAAAGAGGAAAAGAAGCACCTTGAGCGTGTGGCCTCTATCGGTTGTATCGTCTGTCGTAATGAGGGGCGATACAACATACCGGCAGAGGTACACCATATCCGAAACGGTGCAGGCATGGGCAGGCGTAACAGCCATTTTGAGACGATACCGCTATGCCCTGCACATCATCGGACTGGTGGAGTGGGGATAGCCTTTCATGCCGCGCCGCGAACGTTTGAGAGCTTATACGGCACGGAAAGGGAATTGTTGAAACAGGTTCAGGAGATTTTAAGCAGCTAAATGGAAAACGTATCTTACAAGCTGACAAAAGACAACAAGCGGCCATTGATGACGACCATCTACAACAATCTAGGCGCATGGTTGGAGGCAAACGCAGAGCTTGAAGTGTGTATCAGGCCGTACAACTCAAAACGGAGCATAGAGCAGAACAGGAGGCTTTGGAAAATTTACGGCAAATTGGCAGATGAGGCATGGGTCAACGGCAGGCGATACAGCGCGGAAACGTGGCACGAGTATTGCAAAGGCATGTTTCTCGGATATGAGCTTAAGGCCATGCCGGACGGAACGGAGCTTAAAACGCCGATCAGCACGACAACGCTAAACACAGCAGAAATGACAGACTATCAAAACCGCTTGCAGGCATGGGCGGCAGGTAACTTCGGGTTAATTTGGGAATTTTAAGAGGGCGAGAAATGACACTTAAGGAATTAATGAAACTGAAACAAAAAGATTGGGGAATGACTCAAGCGGAAATTGCTTCACGCATTGGCGTTGGGTATGCGTTCTTTTCTGCAATTTTATGCGGTACAACCAAACTGCCTGAAGAGACACTGAAAACCATGCTGAAGCGTTTGGATTTCTCTGGCTGTGAGGAACGATGGTTGATTGCTTATTTTATTCGCCAATCAGGAAAACTCCCATTGTCGTTGCTGACTAGTATTGAGAATGTTGAGGCTGTTGTCGATGATGTAGCAGGAAATATTATCGAGTTGTGCCGCTTAGAAAGTATTAATTGAAATATAAACAGGGGGCGGGAAATGTATTACACGGTAGAGCAGGTTTTAGAGGACGTATATAAAATTCGAGGCGTGAGAATGGAGCCGATGAACAACACGGCTTCGGTTTGCGCTTGGTGCGAGAGCAAGGGCGTTACCGGCGGCGGGGGAGATTTGACGCAGGCCGAAACACACGCAAACGCTGCGATGATTATCAGCCGTATTGAGCGCGTGTTAAACCGATACGAGCTTGCAGTCGTTGAGTGTAAATACAGCGAGGACTTGAGCGGAATCGTTGATATTACCGCCTATATCGAAAAACAAAACAACGGCGTGAACTTGCTGATATGCGATGCGCTGGTGTCGAATATCTTGAGGGAAGTTCCGAAGCAGGTGGAGATTATGGACAAGTACGATATTAGTAAAATGACATTATGGCGACACTCGAAAAAAGTAAGTCAACAAATTGCCAAATTGGAAGAGTCCATCCAAATAAAACTCTATGACGAGTTTAAACACTGTGGCATAATTTAATAACACTCTTTATCACAAAAAGGAAAACAACATGAAGAAACTATTACTGACTGCCATTGTTGCAGGATTGCTGACTGCTTGTGCAGCGGCGATTGAGCCAAGCCAACAGCAACTAGCCGCCGCGACCTATCCAGACCCAATGCCGCCAAGCCAGTTTGAGAAAGCAATCAAAGAATGGGCGGTTGATAACCTTGTTGACCCTGATTCTATGAATATCCGCAGCGTTGACACAGCACCAGCGCGTAAAGGTTGGATTGCGGTTTGTACGAAAATTGACCCATCAATGGGCAACTGCATGACGCGAATGTTTTACTTTGGCCATATCTTCAATGCGCGTATTAACGCAAAAAATCAGCATGGCGGATATACAGGATTTAAAGACTACGCCTTTGTTGTGCGTGGCGACCAAATCAGCTACGGCGTTGAAACTGAAAAAGTTTCTAATATGAAATTGTTCTAATCTGTTGACATGATGTTACCTTTTATGTACAATTATGCTATAGTTTGGAAATAGCTATATGAACCGCCTTTACAGGGTGGTTTTTGCATTTCAAGATAGCCTGTTATTCAGGCAGAAAGTCAATAAAACGCGGTGCGAGTGAGACGCGTTTGCCCGGCCTAATGGTCGCCTGCTATGACAGGCTGTAAAGCGGTTCTTGCACATAGCCCCTGCCGTTATCGGTATGGGGCTATCCCTTTTTAGATTTTATCCATTAGGCGGTTATATTTTGCCAGCAACTCAAGATAAGCAACCGCGTATTGCGGAACGCCAATTTTGTGCCATCGGCTGATTGCCGTTGTAGTGATGCCGAGTTTTTTTGATAAATCAGCCTGTGTAATTTTGGCGTCGGCGAGTAGGTTTAAAAAGTTTATATTTTTAGCTTGCATAGTTGTATTAAGTATGATTTAATATCGTCATTAGTATAACATAGGTTGTGTATGAAAGCATTAAGTGTAAAGCAGCCGTTTGCGTTTCAGATTGCTAATGGTGAGAAGACGATTGAGCTGCGAAGCTGGCAGACTGATTATAGAGGCAAACTACTGATTTGCGCGTCTAAGTCTGAAAAAGATATTTGGGTTAAATCAACAGATGTTGGTGAGCATCGCTTGCCTGTGGGGGTGATGATGTGCGTTGTTGATTTGGTTGATATTAAAAAATGCTTTAACACGCCATATTACCAAAAGGCATCTTGTTGTGATTATGTAGAGCATGGTATTTGGGGCTGGGTTTTAGAAAACCCGCGCGATGTGATGCTTAAGCCTGTAAACGGGCGGTTAAGATTGTTTGATGTTGACGACAATTTAATTGAGTTTATGTCAGATGATGATGATTGGTTTGCTCATGCAGATAAGCTGGCCGATCAGTCTAAGGGTATCGGTAGTGCGAGCCTGATTTTAAATTATGATTAACGACCGCCGAAAGGCGGTTTTTTTATGAGGTTTAGTTATGGCTAAAAAAGTAAAAGGTAGTGGCACAAGTTTTCGCGGTAGCGCCGGTGGCGCAGCAGGTAATGCGCGCAAACGCGAGTATGCAAATGCGCAAAACAAAAAATCATTGAGCGGTGGCGGTAAGGGCGGTTAATTATGTCAAATATCCTGTTTGAGACAGTTAAGACGGCAAGCAGGATTTCAGACAAGTGCATTGTTTGTTTTTCGGGCGGCAAAGACAGCATCGTAACACTTGATTTGTGCGCCCGATACTTCAGGCACATCCATGTCGTCTTTATGTATTCTGTTCCCGGCTTGAGTTTTCAAGAGGCGAATTTGAGATGGTATGAGGCGAGATACGGTATCGAAATTGAACGCATACCGCATTTTATGATTTCAGAATGGATGCGTTATGGGTTATTCCGCAAAGGCGACTACACCGTCCCTATCGTCAAGCCGCTTGATGTCTATCAGTATTTGCGCTTGTCGTCCGATATGTGGTGGATTGCGGCAGGTGAGCGCATCGCCGACAGTATTGTCCGCCGTGCCATGATTAAAAACAGCGGCAGCATAGACGACAAGCGGGGGCGGATTTACCCGGTAGCGCACTGGAATAAAGCGGAAGTGATGCGGTACATACAGCATCATAAATTAAAGCTTTCACCGGAAAGTGCAGTATTAGGGCATTCTTTCCGCTCGCTTGAGCCGTCAGAAATGGCATTGCTCAAAAAGCATTATCCGAAAGACTACGAAAAAGTCGCGGAGTGGTATCCATTTGTAGAGGCAGCAGTCAGAAATTACGAGTTAAACCATGAAGAAAACATCATTGCAAAAGTTTGAAATGGTTACGGTTCTGCGTAGCCAATTACATGAACACCCGAAAAATCCGCGCGTTATTGCGGATGGTGCAAAGAAAAAGCTGAAAGAAAAGATGCGTCAAGTCGGCTTGGTTCAGCCAATTACGGTTAACCAGCGCGAAGACGGCACGATGTACATCTTGGGCGGTCATCAACGCTTAGGCGTGATGGATAGCTTAGAGAATTACAAAGACGGCAAAAACGATTATGAGCTTGATGTCGCACTGGTACATATCAGTGAACAGGAAGAGCTTGAAATGTTGGTATTCTTGAATAACCCGTCCGCGCAGGGCGGATGGGACACGGAATTACTGGCAGAGTTGAATCAAGATTTCGGCGTTGATTTTGGCGATATGGGCTTTGATAAGCTTGATGTCGATTTACTATTTGACGGCGATGCGCGTTTTAGCGAGATGTTCCAAGACAATACGGAAATATCAGAAACTAAAGACGCGCTGCGAGAGATTAAAGAACACCGCAAAGAATCCACCGAGAAATTGAAAGATCGCAATAGTGCAGAGATATACACGGTAATCGTCTTCAAAGACGAAAAGGAAAAAGAAGAGTGTATGAAACTGTTGCATTATCCGAAGTATGAACACTATATCAGCGGCAGCGCAGTAATAGAGGCGGTAGGGAAATGAGCGAACAAGGCGAAAAAAATAAAGGTGGCCGCCCTGCTTTTGTGATGGATGATGAAAAGCTTGCACAAATTGAGGCGCTGGGGTCAGTTCTTTCTATTGAGCAGATAGCTGATTACTTTGGTATCGGGAAAACTACATTTTATCGGGTTGTTGAAAGACAGCCTGAAGTTATGGAACGATATAAAAGAGGTCAGGCAAAGGCGATAGGTTCGGTTGCTCAAAGTTTATTAACGCAAGCACGTGAAGGCAATTTAACGGCTGCGATTTTTTACCTGAAGACCCGGGCAGGATGGCGTGAGACGCAAGTGGTTGATAACGTATCTTCAGACGGCAGCATGACACCCAAAGCGAAAGAGATTGAGATGTCAAAAGAAGATTTACAGGGTGCATTGTCGGAAGCACTGAAAGAAATCGCGAAATGACATACACAGCTGCTCAAAGGCAAGAGGCGTTGCGCTTAGCGTCGCGGAACAATTTGTATTACTTCGCGCTGAATATGTTTTATGCACGTCGCGGCTATCCGTGGCTTGTTGCAAGACACCATGCCCTAATCTGCGATGCCCTTGAGCGTGTCTTTAACGGCGAGACAAAACGCCTGATTATCAATATTCCGCCGCGATACTCTAAAACGGAAATTGCGGTTGTGAATTTTATCGCGTGGGCGATGGGGCGCGTGCCTGATAGCGAGTTTATTCATGCGAGCTATTCGGCTACGTTGGCGGTCAATAACTCAGTGCAGATTAGGAACTTGGTACAGCATGAAGAGTATCGGGCGATATTCCCTGATTTAGCACTTGCAAGCGAGAGTAGCCATCACTGGAAGACGACCGCAGGCGGCGTGATGTACGCAACAGGTACAGGTGGCACGATTACAGGCTTTGGTGCAGGCAAGCACCGTGACGGCTTTGGAGGGTGCATCATCATTGACGACCCGCACAAGGCCGATGAAGCACGAAGCGAGGTTAGACGGCAAAATGTTATCGACTGGTTTCAAAACACGCTGGAATCCCGTAAGAACAGCCCTGAAACGCCGATTATCCTCATTATGCAACGGTTGCACGAGAATGACTTAGCAGGCTGGTTGCTTGATGGAGGTAATGGCGAAGAGTGGGAACACCTTTGCCTGCCTGCTATTCAAGACGACGGCACAGCATTGTGGCCTGAAAAGCATGATATTGAAACGTTGCGCCGCATGGAGCAAGCCGCGCCGTATGTCTTTGCCGGGCAGTATTTGCAAAAACCTGCGCCGCCTGATGGCGGTACGTTTAAGCCTGATAATCTGCAATTTGTTAAGGCATTGCCCGCTGGAAATATCAGATGGGTTCGCGCGTGGGACTTGGCCTCAACAGCGAACGACGGCGACTATACAGCAGGCGGTAGGCTTGGCGTAACAGAAGATGGTCGGTACATTATCGCCAATATTGTGCGCGGTCAGTATGGAGCGGATGAGCGAGATAGGATTTTGAAGAACACGGCGCAAAAAGACGGCGTGAAAACTAAAATTTCTATCCCTCAAGACCCCGGGCAAGCTGGCAAATCGCAAACTTTATATTTAACCCGTCAATTGGCGGGTTTTTCTGTATCTGCCAGTCCTGAATCGGGCGACAAGGTAACGCGAGCCGAGCCATTCGCAGCACAGGTCAACATCGGTAACGTGATGGTATTGGATGATGGCACATGGGATACAGGCGCGCTGATTGCTGAAATGCGGATGTTTCCAAACGGTCAGCATGACGACCAAATCGACTGTTTAAGCCGTGCCTTTGGCGAACTACTAGATACCCGAACGGGAATGATTGATTACCTGCGCTCGCAGGTTGAGGCAAATAAATGAGTAAAAAGACTCCTTTATCACAAGGCTTTATTGCCCGCGTTGCCGCTGGTGTCCGTTACGCCTTTACTGGCAACGCGGACGGATGGTTTGACGCGGGCGAGCCTTTAGCCCCTGTTGCACAGCAGGCAGAGGGTCGGCGGTTCGATTATGAGCCGTTCTACAACATCGGGCATTCGAAGCCGCGCGAACGTGAGGCCATAGGCTTCGCACAATTACGCGCCCTTGCCGATAACTACGATGTGCTGCGTTTGGTTATTGAGACGCGCAAAGACCAAATGGAATGCCTGAAATGGACAATCCAAAAGCGCGATATTGAGTCAACCAAAGACAACGAATCGCAGCGCAAAGACCGTAAGGTCGATGAAGCGATCGCATTTTTCCAATCGCCTGACAAAGAGCATACATGGGCGGACTGGCTGCGTATCTTACTGGAAGACCTGTTTGTTATTGACGCACCGTGTATCTACCCGCGCAAAACACTGGGCGGCGGCTTATTCGCCCTTGAAGTGATAGACGGGGCGACGATTAAGCGCGTGTTGGACAATACAGGCCGTCTGCCAGCGCCGCCCGATACAGCTTATCAGCAAATCCTGCATGGCATGGCGGCGGTTGACTACACGGCGGAAGAATTGATTTACCGCTCACGCAACAACCGAAGCTACAAGGTTTACGGTTACTCGCCTGTTGAGCAAATCATCATGACCGTGAATATTGCCCTGAAACGGCAGCTTCACGCGCTGGAATACTACACGGCAGGCAGTGTGCCTGACGCTTTGGTCGGCGTGCCTGAAACGTGGTCGATGGAAGATATTAAACGCTTCCAAGAGTATTGGGATTTGTTATTGTCAGGCGAGACGGCGGGACGGCGCAAAATGCGTTTCGTGCCGGGCGAATTGGCTAGAAACTTTAAAGAGACGAAACAGCCTCCGTTGAAAGACGTTTATGATGAATGGCTGGCGCGTGTCGTCTGCTTTGCGTTTAGTGTCGAGCCTACGCCGTTTGTGGCACAGGTAAACCGAAGTGTAGCAGAGACGAGCCGTGAGCAGTCGCTTTCAGACGGCATGAGTAGTCTGAAAAACTGGGTAAAAGCCCTGATTGATGACGTGCTTGCCCGCTACATGGATATGGCGGCTTATGAGTTTGTTTGGAAAGAGGAAGAATCACTCAACCCGAAAGAACAGGCTGAAATCTTCGCCATCTACAAAAATGCTGGTATCTTGACCGCTGATGAAATCCGCGCCGAACTAGGCAAGGAGTCATTACCGGAGCAGGAACAGCCAAATCAGCAAGACGACAAACAGCCAGAAGAACAGCCAAATCAAGAGGCTGAAAAGCTGGGAAAGTCGGAAAGCCCGATGAGCGAAGACGAAGCCGCCGCGCTTATTGAGGCTTATTTACTGACACGCATTGACGGCTTGGTTGAACAGATAACCGCGCTGGCTGCCGGTGCGGCTGTTGACTGGCAGGCCGATGACCTGACCGCCGAACTGAATCGAGTGGCCAAAATCATTACCGACGGTTTGGATTTTGGCGAGTGGTCGGGTTTGTCTGATGTGGTTGAGCCTATCATCAGGCGGGCGGCAGAAGATGGGGCGGTTGCTGCCTTGTTGCATGTCATGCCTGACCCTGCTGTCGGTATGGTTACGAATATTCGCAGCCGTGCCGTCAAGTGGGCGCATGACCGAGCCGCCGAAATGGTCGGCATGAAGTGGGTGGGCGGCGAGCTTATCCAAAACCCTGCTGCTGAATGGCAAATCACAGAGGGTACGCGCGAAATGATACGCGCCCAAGTGGTTGAAGCCATGCAGAACGGCGACAGCGTGCAGGAATTGGCAGGCCGTCTGAAAGAATCTCACGCTTTCAGCAATACCCGCGCCCGAACCATTGCCCGAACTGAGACGGCGATGGCTGACGGCATGGGTAATCTGATAGGCTGGGAAGAGACCGGGCTTGTTTCCGGAAAACAGTGGCTGACCGCTGAAGACGATAAAGTGTCAGAGATTTGCAATACCAATGGGGACATGGGCGTTATCGGGCTACATGAGCATTTTGCGCATGGTTCGCTGACGATTCCGGGTCATCCTAATTGCAGATGTACGGTTATCCCTGTTTTGGCAGAGGATATGCCTAAATCTTGATTCCTTTGGGTAAAGTGAGTGTGTTTGCCGCCTCTTTGTGGGGCGGCTTTTTTTTGGAGCAACGAATGGCGAAGTTATACGCAGAAATTGCCAAGATGGAGGCGCAGGACGACGGCACTGTCAAAGTTTGGGGGTACGCCTCAAGTGAAGCGGTCGATTCGGACGGCGAAATCATCGCGGCAGAAGCAATGAAAGCGGCTATTCCCGACTATATGAAGTTTGGCGCGGTGCGTGAAATGCACGGTTCAAACGCGGCGGGGACGGCTATTGAGATTAACGTAGAAGACGATGGGCGCACATTCTTTGGCGCGCATATCGTTGACCCTGTTGCGGTTACGAAAGTCAAGACAGGCGTTTACAAAGGCTTTTCAATTGGTGGCAGCGTTACCGCCCGCGATGAATTGAATAAGTCGCAAATCACAGGTTTGAAGCTGACAGAAATCAGCCTTGTTGACCGTCCTGCCAATCCTGACGCGGTGTTTACCTGCTTTAAGGCAGATAAGCCTAAAGATGATGATGAGGCGGACAAGGACGAAGACGACAAGACAGCCGACAAAACCGATGAAACGCCTGACGACGATGCCGAAAAGGCAGACGGCGATAAGAAAGACGATAAAGAAGACAAGGAGGACGAAACCGAGAAATCGGCAAGCGTGAATTTGTCTGAGTCTGAAATCGCCATCTTGAAAGCAGTCTTGGCAAAGGCTGAAAAGCCGAAAGACGAGCCGGTCACTAAATCTATGTGGCAAGTCAAATCACTGGCTGATGTGCTGATGTCGCTGAAATGGCTGATTAATGATGCCGGTTACGACGGCGTGGACGAAGCTGTTATTGCGCAAATCAAAGAATCAGCAGGCAGCCTTGCTGAATCACTGAAAGCGTTGACAGTAAGCGAAGCCGATAAGCTGGTCGATGGTTTGGCAGCCAAAGCCGACAAGTCAGACGACCTTGCCAAAGCCGAATCAGTGGACGAATTGGCGAAAGCGCAAGACGCGCTGAAGAAATCGAATGACGCCCTTGCCAAAGCGCAGGCGGAAATCGAAAGCCTGAAGAGACAGGCAGCGCCGCCGAAAGGTAGCACTAAAGCCATTAGTAAGGCAGAAGATAACGGCGAAGACCCTTTGAATGGTTTTCAGCCGATTGTAAAGAATGACGGTTCGCTTGATGATGTGGCAACACTCGTCAAGGCAGCACATACAGGCCGTCTGTAACACCGCTTACAGGCGGTTTTTTATTATCAGGAGCGATAAATGAACGTGAATCAACTCACACAAGAAACAATTGAGCTGATGAAGTCAGCACAAGCAAACGGCGAGCCGTTGAACAAAGGTTTTAATCAGCCGACCAACTTTACCACTGGCCTGCAAACCTATGACCTGTCAGCGCCGTCACAAAAACTCTATCCGGTATTGACACCGTTGCGCAACCGTATCCCACGCGTGGGCGGCGGCCGCACCATCGGTTCGAACTGGAAGGCAATCACGAATATCAACGTTGGTAACCAACGCGCCGGTATTAGCGAAGGTAAACGCGGTGGCGTTATCAACCACGAAATGGTTGAACGTAACGCCCAATTCCGCGCTATCGGCTTGGAAAACCAAGTAACCTTTGAAGCTGACTACGCCGCTCGTGGTTTCGAGGACGTGAAAGCGTTGGCGGTTGCCCAAACCTTGCAAGCTACCATGATTGCCGAAGAAATGATTTTGCTGGGTGGTAACACCAGTCTGAAATCAGGCGTTACACCTACTCCGACCGCTGTCGTTTCCGCTGAAGCATCGGGTAAAATCAGCGGCAACACCTTGTCTGTAATCTGCGTGGCTTTGGGTTTGCAGGCTTATTGGGACGTGGCAGGCGCAAACAACGGCGCAATCGGCCAAAGCCTGAACATCAAAACTGCTCAAGTACCGACCAAAATCACACGCCAAAACGCGGACGGCACGACTGACACATTCGGCGGCGGTTCTGCTCAGAAATCTGCGGCCGCTTCTGTTTCTGGTATCGCAACAGGTAAAAAAGTAACCGCTATGGTTCCAGCCGTTCGCGGCGCGGTTGCCTACGCTTGGTTCTGGGGTGCTGCCGGTTCTGAAAAACTGGGGGCAGTCACTACTTCCGCTAAAGTGGATATTTTGGCAGACGCTGAAGGCACTCAAACCGCCGCTTCTTTGCCGTCTGAAGACAATTCCACTTCTATTTTGGAATTTGACGGCCTGTTGACCCAAATTGCGCTGCCTGATTCAGGCGCATATTGGGCGGATAACAAAGGCAGCGGCCTGACCTCAGACGGTGCAGGCGGCGTGTATGAGTTTGAAGAAGCGTTTGCGAATTTCTATTCTAAATATCGCCTGTCCCCTGACACAATCTACGTCAACGCACGCGATTTAGCTTCTTTGACCAAGCTGATTATCGGTAACGGCGGCGCACCGCTGATTAAGCTGAATGTGGACGTGAACAACACTGCAAACATTAAAGCTGGTGTGGTTGTCGGTTCGTACCTGAACAAAATCACAGGCGACGAATTGAATATCGTGGTCCACCCAAACCTGCCTGCCGGTACTTACCTGTTCTATTCAAGCCGTCTTCCTGCTTACGTTCAAGGTGTTGGTAACTTGTTGCAAGTACGCACACGTCAAGAGTATTACCAAATCGAATGGCCGCTGCGGACCCGTATGTATGAATATGGCGTTTACGCAGACGAAGTGTTGCAAGGTATGTTCATGCCTGCTTTCGGCATGATTACCAACGTAGGTTAAGCCTAATCAGGCCGTCTGAATTTCGGACGGCCTCTTTCTTTTGGAGATTTTGAAATGACTGAAATGGTTAAATTACAAGCGCCCGAAGGCTTTACCGATGTTTCCTTTGGCAGCCAAAGCTACGAAGTTGGCGATAACGGCATTGTTGAAGTGCCTGCTGAATCAGCGCAATTCCTGTATCAGTTCGGTTTTGGCAATGTGGTTGAAGAGCCAGCCGAAGCCGAAGAGCCTGAAAAAGGTAAGCGCGGACGCAAAGCCAAGACCGAACAGCCGGTAGAACAGCCAGCCGAGCAGGCTGAAACTGTTGAAGCGGTAGAGCCTGCCGAAGCTGAACAGCCTGCCGAAACTGAAAAGGCTGAATAACGATGACCGCCCTTGTCCCACTTGATTTGCTCAAGCAACGGCTGGGCGTTACCCATGACAAGCAGGACGGATATTTTCAGACCTTGCTTGATGGGGTATCGGCGGCGGTTGAGGCTTTTATCGGGCGCAAACTCGAAGCGGCGGATTATGTCGAGCGATACAACGGCAACGGCAAGAATCGCCTTGTGCTGGAACAATGGCCTGTCATTTCCGTGTCGTCCGTAAAAATCAACGGACGCGCGGTAGATGACTGGGACTTTGATAACTGGCTGTTGATTCGCCATGCCTGTTTTGCGCAGGGAATCCGAAACGTTGAAGTGTCGTACCGTGCAGGCTACGAGACTATGCCTGTCGATATTCAGGAGGCTGTTTTGATTATCGCAACGCAACGCTTGAACGAAATCGAGAACAAGGGCGTGCAGAGTAAAAGCCTTGCAGGGGAGACTATATCCTTTTCAAGCTTTGGGCAGTCGGGCGGTATCCCGCCGTCTGCTTACGCCATTTTGATGGAATACAAGCGAAAGGCCGTCTGAAATGCTGAATGTTGAGTTTATCGGAGGCGACGCAATCGCGGCCGTCTTGAAAGCTTATTCTGACGGCGTGCAGTCGGCGATTGAAAAGTCAATCGGTCGGTCAGTTTTGAAGTTGCAACGCGAGGTTATGCAAAACCGTCTGTCTGGGCAGGTGCTGAATGTACGGACTGGCAATCTTCGCCGCTCAATACATCAGCAAGTAACCAGTTCGGGCGGATTGGTGGTTGGCGAGGTCAACACGAATGTCCGATACGGCGTGGCGCATGAATATGGCTTTGCCGGAACAGTCAACGTTAAAGCTTCAATGAGGCAGATACGTCAAGCTTTCGGCAGGCCGTTGAAATCGCCGCGTTATGTTCAAATCCGCGCCCACTCTCGCAATGTGAAACTGCCTGAACGGTCGTTTTTAAGGTCGGCTTTACGCGATATGAAGCCGGAGATTGAGGCGGATTTGCAAAAATCCATTGAAGGGGCATTACGATGAATCGTGAAGCGATTTATTCCGCGCTATGGGCAAAGCTTGAGGCGTTAGACGGTTTTACGACCAAGAGCCGCAAACTGTTGCACTGGAATGACGTAAAGGGCTATGACCAGCCGGCGTTATTTATGGCACAGGGCGATATGCAGGCGGTAACGACAACTGGGCAGGACACGAAATGGCTGTTGCGCGTTGATGTGTATTTGTATGTTCAGACGCTGGGCGAGCCGCCAGCGCCTATTATGAATCCGCTGATTGATGCTGTGTGTAATGCCGTGAACGCTGTGCACCCAATCACTGGGAAGACGGCTTTAGTGGTTGATGGCGCGGTCGTCGAGTATTGCCGCGTTGAAGGTACGGTAGAAACAGACGAGGGAACGCTTGGCAATCAGGCCGTCTGTATTATCCCAATTATGATTTGCGCCGCTTAGTCGGCAATTAGAAAGGAAATGTCATGCAGTTGACGTTTGGTAGCGGCGAAGTTTTCGCCGAAATGATTACGGATGCTTACGGCAACCGTGTGCAAAACGCAACGCCCGTGCGAATCATGGGCTTGCAAGAAATGTCTGTTGACTTGTCGGCAGAGTTGAAAGAGTTCTACGGTCAAAACCGCTTTGCGCTGGCTGTTGCTCAAGGTAAGGTAAAGGTTTCAGGCAAATTCAAAGGCGCTTTGATTAATGGCTTGACGCTGAATACTTTGTTCTTCGGTGCAGAGTTTGCAACCGGCACAATGAAAGCCCTGTTTGCTGATACCACTGGCAAAGCCGTGCCTGCTTCAGGTGCTTACACTGTTCAGGTGACTGCTCCAAATGGTGGCCGATTTGTTGAGGATGCCGGTGTGATGGGCGAGGACGGCACGGCTTATATCAAAGTAGCCAGCAACCCAGTGGCAGGTCAATACACGGTTTCTAATACCGGCCTTTACACGTTCCACGAGAGCGCCAAAGGCAAAACGGTGTTTCCAAGCTTTACCTATACCCAAACTATGCCGTCAGCCAAGAAAATTGAGCTGACCAATATGGCGATGGGTAACACGCCGACCTTTAAACTTAAATACCTGACCCAGTTTAAAGGTAAAAAAGCCTTGTTGGAACTGGAAAGCGTAACCAGCGGTAAATTGGGCTTATTCTCAACCAAAAACGATGATTTCTCCGTGCCTGAAATTGACTTTACTGCCTCAACCGACGAGACAGGCTTCAAAGTCGGCACGTTGTGGATTCAAGAGTAATAATGCAGGCCGTCTGAAATGACGGCCTTTTTTCATTTACCCCAAAAAAAAAGGAAAGCAAAATGACCGTACGAATTAAAGGCGTGACCGTTGAACTGAACGGCACTGAATATGTTATTCCTCCTATCGCGTTGGGCGCTTTGGAGCAGTTGCAAAGCCGAATCGGTGCATTTGATGGCAACGTGCAAGACGCGAAACAGATTTCTACTGTTATCGATTGCGCCTATGCCGCCATGCGCCGCAATTACCCTGACATGACGCGCGAAGAAGTGGCCGATTTGATTGATATTGGCAACATGAACGAAGTATTCGCCGCCGTGATGGACGTTTCCGGCTTGAAACGCAAGGAACAGGAAGCCGCGCAAGCGGGGGAAGCTCAGGCGGCGGTTTAAGTTTCGGCGCGATGATAGCCCACGTCTGCGCCTCAACTGGGTGGACGTGGGATTACGTTGCCGACAACTTGGATTTGCCGCGAATCGGGCATTTAAATGACTATTGGCGTGAACATCCGCCTGTACATATCTTGGTAGCCTCATACATGGGCATTAAGCCGTCGTCCAGCCCTGTACAGGGCGAAACAGATGAGGCAGAGGCCATTGGCATGCTTGGCGGTGGCGAGCTATCAGAAGACGAATTTAACGCATTGCTGAAAGCGAAGGGGATTATTTGAGATGAGTAACGCAGTTTTCCCAACGTTCCCTGGCTTGAAATGGGGGAGAAAAAAAACGGCTGTTTGGAGTACCAATATTCAAAAGTCGGCTTCAGGGCGTGAGATTCGTAGCGCGTACTACACTTATCCGCAATGGAAGTTCTCGCTGTCGTTTGAAGTATTGAGAACAAAGGCCTCAATTAACGAACTTGAGAAGCTGGCAGGCTTTTTCAATGAACGCCGCGGCAGTTTTGACAGCTTCTTGTATGAAGACCCGACAGATAACAAGGTTACAGACCAGCTTATCGGGAATGTCGTTCAGGGTGTCACAAGATACCAGCTTGTGCGCAATTACGGCGGTTTTACCGAGCCTGTTTTAGCGGTCAAAGGTGTGCCGGTGGTTAAAGTCGGCGGCGTTGCTTTGACACATGGCCGTGATTTCGCGATAGACAATAACGGCGTATTGGTTTTGAACACGCCGCAAACGCCCGGCAGGCCCATCACATGGACAGGCGGTTTTTATTTCCGCGTCCGCTTTACGTCTGATACGGTGGATTTTGAAAACTTCATCGGTCATCTGTGGAGCGCGAAGAAAATCGAGTTTACGAGTTTGAAATTATGAAAAGTGCAAGCGCTGAATTAATGAATCTTCTTCACAACGAAGACAGGTTTTTGATGGCCGATTTGTTCACGATTACCTTATCGAATGGGCAGGTACTACGTCATACGAATTTTGACAAGCCTGTTACATGGCAGGGGAATCAATACGAGGCTTACAAGCTGATTATCAAGCGCGGGGCAACCCGTATCGCGGTTGGTTTGGATGTGGATTCCAATACGCTGCAAATCGCGTCTGACCCTGATTACAGGCTTGAGGGCTTGCAATGGGCGGAAGCTGCTTTGGGCGGGGTGTTGGACGGCGCGCGGGTCAAGATTGACCGTGTGTTTTTCAGACCTACCGCTACAAACATCGGCAACTTGATTGAAGATGCGGGCGTGTCTTTGGAAGTTTCGGGCGTGAATCGAACCGAGACCAAAACGCTACAAGTTCGCGGCGATTTGCCGAATGAGTTTGTTTTGTCATGTGATATTGCGCTTGAAAACGCAACGTCAATCTACGGTAAACCCTATCCGCGTATCGGCGCGGAACTGTCTGTAACCTATACAGATAATTCCATCGGCTATTTTAGCTGCTGGTACGAAGATGCGGTCAATGGGACGACTAAAACGCTTTTTGAGCGCATTTCGGCAAAACACACAATCCCTGATGGCAAGACGGTCAAGGAAATACGCAGCCTGATTATACAGGCGCGGTATCAAACGTCCGATTCCATTAGGATTTCGGGCGTTGATTTGCGTTCGGCTGCCGATGTTGACGGCTCTCTTGCCGAACTTCGCCCCGTTGGTGCTGTGAATATCTTTTCCGGCCGCGTGTCGGATGTGTCGGGCAGTCGTTCGTCCGTCAAGGTTGATGTCAAATCAGATATTGAACTACTGAACGTATCAAGCCCACGCAATATCTATCAGGCCGGCTGTATGAGAACGCTTTATGACGGCGGCTGTAAGGTCAACCGCGAGAAGTTTACTGTGAATGGCCGCGTAACCGCAAACAGCACGACCGGCACGGAACTGACTTGCAATCTGACACAGGCGAATGGGTGGTTTAATCAGGGTGTTATCAAGTTCACAAGCGGCCTTAATGCAGGATTGACACGCACCGTCAAAGAACACAAAGACGGCACACTGTCTTTTGCTTTGCGCCTACCGCACCCGCCACGCGCCGGAGATGTGTTCAAAATCTATCCGGGCTGCGATAAACGACAAAGCACCTGTAAAGACAAGTTTCAAAACATCGTGCATTTTCGCGGTTTTCCTTATATCCCATCTGCTGATACGGTGGTTTAAATGAGGCCGTCTGAAATGGATTTGAGAAAGCGGATTGTCGAAGAGGCTTATTCGTGGCTTGGTACGCCGTACCATCATCAAGCGATGGTAAAGGGTGCTGGTGTTGATTGCGCTATGATTCTTGTCGCAATCTATCGGGAGGCTGGTTTACTGCCTGCTGATTTTGACCCACGGCCATATCCTCAAGACTGGCACTTGCACCGAGACGAGGAGCGTTATCTTGGCTGGGTTTTAAAAGTCTGTCATGAGACCGATACGCCGCAACCTGGCGACGTTGTTGTCTGGAAGTTCGGGCGCACGTTTTCGCATGGCGGGGTTTATGTTGGCGACAACAAAATTATTCACAGCTACATCGGGCGCGGTGTGGTTTTGGATGAATTGGATCAGGCCGAACTTTCAGGCCGTCCGATGAAGTTTTTTACTTTTGGAGAAAGAAAATGAATATTCAAATTACAGCTTATGGATTGGGTAGCGGTCACGATGAAGCCGCTGGCGGTAGTTATGACGATACCCAAATTAAAAAAGAATTGGAAGCCGTCAAAAAACAACTTGCCAATCAGCCCAAAGGCGGAGCGGCGTATGACGACACTGATTTGCGTAAACAGATTGCAGCGGTTGCGGAACAGGTCAGCAAAATAGCTGATACCCGAAAAGAGTATCAGGCGGCGTACGTCCCTAAAAAAGATTTGGGGAGCGATTTAGATATCGCACCATCTACAACGATCGAATTTAAAAAGCCGTTTTCAAAAATCCCATTTGTCAAGGTTACGCTTGACCTAAAAACAAATTCCGCAAAATTGATTCATATTGCAAATGTGACAGAAACAGGCTTCGATATTGCAACAAAAGAACCTGGGGATTTGTGGGAGTTACAAGGCCTTTGGTATGAAGCGCATTTAATAGATTGATTTTATAGAGGTTCTCCATGGGCGGTAAGACTTCCACTATTTCAAATTCTGAACAACGGATTTTATCCCTACAGGTTCAACAGTCATCTCAAGGCTTAACCCTGCCTGTTGTTTACGGTCGGGCGCGTGTTGCTGGTAATTTGATTTGGTACGGCGACTTTACCACTATTGAGACCAAGACAACGACCCGACAAGGCGGTAAGGGCGGCGGTGGCGTAAAACAAGAGGATATTTCCTACACCTACGAAGCCGCTGTCATGATGGCCTTGTGTGAGGGCGAGATTAAAGGCATTGGGCGTATTTGGCGCGATAAAGAAAAGTTTGAATCGCTTTCACAATTGCGCCTGAATCTTGCTAAAGGCGGCGATGAACAGCCGACTTGGACACATTTGCAACAGCCGAAGCACCAAGAGCAGGCAATCAACTATTCCGGCACGGCTTATATTTACAGCCCGAATTACGAACTGACAAAATCAGCGCAGATTTATAGCCATAATTTCGAGGTTATCGGGAAAATGGGGTATTCGTCCTCAATTCCTGACGCAAATCCGAGCGAGATTATCCGCGATATGCTGACGAATCAGAACTACGGTTGCGGATTTCCTGCTGAAAACTTAGGCGATACGAGTGTCTACGGCGTTTATTGCCGCGCGGCAGGTATCTTTTTAAGCCCTGTTTACAGTGAACAGACAGAGGCGCAACAAAACATTTCCGAACTGTTGGAACAGACCAATAGCGCGGCAGTGTTTTCTCAAGGCCGTCTGAAAATTGTCCCTTATGGCGACGTGAAGCTGTCAGGAAACGGCGCGGCCTATGTGCCAAACCTGACACCTGTTTACGACTTGACCGATGACGATTTTATCGTCTCAGGCGCGGAAGACCCTTTGAGGGTTGAGCGCAAAACCAATGCGGACGCTTACAACCAAATTCAGGTTGAGTATCTCGACCGTGCGAATGACTACAATATCGCTGTTGCCGAAGTTAAAGACCAGGCGAATATTGAGCAATACGGCCTACGTCCCAAAGATGCAGTGAAGATGCACGGAATTTGTGACGCTAAAGTCGCAAACCATGTAGCGCAACTGCTGTTACAGCGTGCCTTGTACGTCCGCAATGAATATGAGTTTAAGCTGGGTTGGAAATACTGCCTGCTTGAGCCTATGGACTTGGTAACGCTGACAGACGAGGGTTTGGGGCTTGATAAAACGCCTGTCCGAATCATTGAGATTGAGGAGGACGAAGAGGGCGTTTTGACCGTCAAGGCAGAAGATTTCCCGATGGGCGCCGCATCGGCTACGGCTTACCCTACACAGCCGTCGTTAGGCTATTCCGCCGATTACAACAAATCGCCTGGCAACGCTCATGCGCCTGTTGTTTTTGAAGCGCCTTTACAACTGACTGGCGGCGAGCCTCAAATTTGGCTTGCAACTGCTGGCGGCGATATGTGGGGCGGTGCTGAAGTGTGGATTTCGACCGATGGCGACAGCTACACACGAATCGGTGCGACCAACAAGAAAGCGCGTTTCGGATCACTGTCTGCACCTTTGGCAAGCGGTGCAGTTTTCGACCGCGCCAATACCCTGAACGTTGAAATTTCTGCCGGGCAAATGACAGGCGGAACGGAGCAAGACAGCCGCGATTTACTGACCTTGTGTTATGTTGACGGCGAGTTTTTGGCCTACGAGACTGCCGAATTGAAAGGCGTGGGACGTTACACGCTGGGCAATCTGACGCGCGGTGCGTATGGCTCGACCATCGACCGACACAATGCAGGCAGCCAGTTTGTGCGTATCGACGAAGCGATGTTCAAATACGCCGTCCCTGCGAACTGGGTAGGACGCACGGTTTGGGTTAAGCTGGTTTCCTTTAACGTCTTTGGCAGTGGAGTACAGGAGCTTGCAGAAGTTCCGGCATATTCCTATACCATCAAGGGCGCACCGCTTGGGCAAATTCAGAATTTACGCCTAACGTCATCTTGGGCATACGGTAAAGAAGCCGTTATTGCTTGGGATAAGTTGGGCGGGGCTGATACCTACGATGTAGAAGTTTATGCAGGTAATACGCAAAAACGACTGCGAAGCTTGAGCGGTATTGTTGACAACGGATTTACCTACACACAGGCCGATATGAAAGCTGACGGCGGCCAAGTGCGTGATGTTGTTTTTAAAGTTCGTGGACGTGCTGTTACCGGGAAGACCGGCAACTGGGCGCAAGTGGCCGCGCAAAATCCTCAGCTCAAACCATTGCAGGGTATTGAGATTGACAGCGGTTTGCGTCAGGCGTTTTTCAAATGCGCCATGCCGTCTGAAGAGGATTTTGCAGGTATTGTTATTTGGGTGTCTGAAAATCAGGCCGTCCCAACAACAGACGCGAATAAAGCCTATGATGGCGCGGAAACATTCGTTTCGATCACAAAATGCAACGGAAAGGATTTGCAACAGGGCAAAACCTATTATTTACGCGCCGCCGGTTATGACAGCTTCGGCAAAGACGGTATGCACGTCAGCAATAGTCTTGCTTTTACCGTTGCTGATGTGTCAGTCACAGATTTAGCGGAAAGCAATCTGAACAAGGCTTTGCGCGACAAAATCGCATTGATTGACGGAAACGGCGCAGGAAGTGTGAATGCACGGATTGCAGCTGAAGCGCAAGCACGGGCAGCGGTCGCCCGCACGGCGGAAGACGCTAAAGCCGCAGCGAAAAAAGCCGCAGACGACCTGACTGCAAAAGCCGCCGAAATTGGGAACAAGATTACAGCGGTTGAGCGCGTGAGCAATGAGCAGGCGCAACAAATCAGAACGGTTACAGCAGCACAAGGCACAACCGCCGCAGGCTTGGAAGCCGAAAAGAAAGCACGGGCAGACGGTGATAGGGCGGAAGCAGCGGCGCGTGAAACGTTGGCGGGTCGTGTATCTACGGCTGAGGGCAACATCACGCGCGAAACACAAGCACGTGTGACTGCTATCAATGCCCAAACCGCCGCAACGGAAGCCTTGAAAACACGGGTCGGCAATACTGAAAGCAGCATCACGGCATTGCGCGAAACCGTTAATCAGAAAGACAGTGCGAGGTCGTCTGAAATCCAAACGCTGACCGCGAAGATTGACGGTGTTTCGGTCGGCGGCCGCAACTACGCCTTATCGACAGGAACGCCAGGTAAAGTGCTGACAGTGAGCGGGAATAATCAGACCAAGAACGTTACTATCGACGTTTCGTCTGCTTTGGAACTGAAGCAAGGCGACAATCTGATTATCTCGTGCGATATCGAGCTGACAAACGTTACATCGCCTTACGGCAAACCCTACCCGCGAATCGGCGCTGAATTGTCTGTAACCTATACCGACAACTCTATCGGGTATTTTGCCGCATGGTACGACGAAGCCGTCAGCGGTACGACCAAAACGCTGAAACAGCGTCTTGTTGCCAAACACACGGTTGCCAAAGAAGTTAAATCCGTTCGCGGAATTATTGTTCAAGCGCGTTATCAGACGTCCGATGCCATCAAGGTTTCAGGCGTGAAGCTTGAGCGTGGAACGGTAGCGACCGACTGGACGCCCGCTCCTGAAGATGGCGAGACTGCAACTGCTGACGCACTGAACCAAGCGCGACAAGATGCACAAGCCAAAGCTGACGCAGCAAAATCAGCGGCAGAAGCGGCAGCTCAAGCTAAGGCAGATGCGGCTAAAGCGGCAGCTATTGCAGCGGCATCAAATGATGCACAGTCAAAAGCAAACGCGGCTAAAGCAGAAGCTATTGCCGATGCGGCAGCCAAAGATGCGCAAATCAAGCGAGAAGCGGCAGCGGATGCCCAAGCTAAAGTCGATGCGGTTAAAAAAATCGCAGAAGCCGCGCAGAAAACTGCTAATGATACGAAGGCGACGGTTCAGGTTGTTCAGACGACATTAACCAAAGCAACAGGCGATATTAAATCTCTTGGCGAGCGTATCACGACAGTGCAAAGCAAAGCGGACGGCAATACAGCGACAGTGCAAGCCCACGCCCGAAGCATTAACGGCTTGGAGGCGCAATACACGGTCAAGGTTGACGTTAACGGCAAGGTAGCTGGCTACGGCTTGGCAACCACGCCAAAAAACGGCACGCCTGAAAGCAAGTTTATTGTAAATGCTGACCGATTCGGCGTTGGTTCGACTGGCAAGGCTGATATTTTCCCATTTACGGTGGATACACGGCAAAACCGTGTCGGCGTGAATGGCGAACTGGTGGTAAACGGCAAGGCGATTGTCGATAGGTTGAACGCCGGGGATATTCACGGCGATAAAATCACGGCAAACACGCTGAACGCAAACCGCTTGAAAGCTGGAAGCGTAACCGCGCGTGAGATGGCGGCTGGAAGCATTACGGCTGATAAGCTGGCGGCAGGCTCAATAACCGCTGATAAGCTGGCGGCTAATTCTGTTACGTCTGAAAAGTTATCTGTGCAAAAACTATCATCTGTTAGCAGTGATTTAGGGGATATTCGCGCAGGTAATATCAATATCGGCAATGGTGCTTTTACTGTGTCGAGCGAAGGCGACTTGTACGCTAAGAACGGTAGATTTGAAGGCACTGTTTACGCGGATAAAATCGAAGGCGACGTGCTGAAATTTTTCCAGTTTCAGCGCAACGGCGTTGGTAGGTTTAGCTTAAGATACCATAATAACGGCAGTAAAAACGTTATGTTATCGTTGCAAAACCTGTCGTTTACAACGCCTGATTCTAAGTCAAGTTACTGGGTTTCGATTCGAGTAAATAATAGTGTTGTAGTTAATAAAGAGTGTTGGTCGATTTATACGTATACATCAAACACTGGGGCGGGCGGCAAACCGGAAGATAGATACAAGGGAGTTTTCTACAATATCCCTTATCTTTTATCCGTTAATTCCGGACAAGTCGTTGATATATCTATTGAGATTAATCACGAGTTATCGAAAAATAGAACGTCGACAACAAATCCTGTCGATATTGACGGACACCCTTATGTTTTAGCCGCAAGAGTTTAATTATTTAAATGGTTGACCTAGACGGTATCCCATTGGGTTACGGAAATTAAATATTGAAATTATTTTGCCCGCATTTGCGGGTTTTTTTAATGCCTATTGAAAGGAAAATCATGTCAAAACAAGCAATCGCAATCAAGCATGAAATTGAAGACGAAAGCACCGGCGCGGTGGCGAACTATCATGTAATCGAATATGTGAGTATCGATTATAAGTACAACAATGTTACGGCAACGATGAACGGCTATGTGTCCCAAAAGGCGCATGAAGCGGGTCGCAATCCTCTTTGTTCCCATTCTGTTACCGTTGAAGCTCTGCCCGATGGCGAAGAAGTGTCACGCGCTTGGCTGTACGGCAAAGCTGTTGAACAGGGAAATGAACAAAGTGTCTTTTCCGGTGCTGAATTGGTTGAAGCTTAATCTAAATTTGAAACAACGCCCGTGATGATTCACGGGCTTTTTTATGGGCGGTCGTATGAGCGATTTAGAAGCAAAAATCAAGATAACCGTCGAAAACGGCACGGCGGCAGGGTTCAACCAAGCGGCAAACTCTGCGGAATCGGCTTCAAAGGCCATTGAAAACGCCATTGGTAACGTCAAAGCGCGATTGAAAACGCATTTTGACGATATGAAAAAGTCGATGGAACAGGCGTTTCACGTTAATCCATCGACTTTTAAAAATCTTGGCGATGCACAAGAGGGGATGTTCAATAAAATCTCTTCTTCGGCGCGGAAAGTGTACGAAGAAACGCGTACGCCGATGGAGCAGTTTAAGGCGAAGCTGGCAGAAGTTAACCAACTGTTGAATCTTGGCGCGATTGACGTGGAAACCTACGAACGCAAGGTTCAGCAACTGAACAGCGAGCTTGAGCAGACAGACGGCAAGGCTTCGGCGGCCGCCGGTGGGCTGGGTAAAATTGGATCAGTTTTGGCTGGATTTGCGTCACTGTCGTTTGCCAAGTCCATGCTTGACACTGCCGACGCCATGCAGTCAATCAACGCACAAGTCAGACAGGTTGTGTCGTCTGAAAGCGAGTATTTGGCAGTACAACGTCAGTTATTGGATGTAGCCAACAATACCCGCGCCTCACTGGAATCAACGGCGAATCTGTATGTTTCTACAAGCCGCGCGTTAAAAGACTACGGCTACACGCAACAGGAGATTTTGACCTTTACCGAAGCAACCAATAACGCGATGGCTATCGGCGGCGTACAGGCGCAACAACAGGCCGCCGCGCTTATGCAGTTGTCGCAGGCTTTGGGCAGCGGCGTATTGCAGGGCGATGAATTTAAATCCATTGCTGAAGCCGCACCGATTCTGCTTGATACTATCGCGGAATACATGGGCAAGTCACGCGCTGAGATTAAAAAGCTTGGCAGTGAAGGGCAGTTGACGGCGGATGTGATTTTTAAAGCCATATCTGGCGCATCTGAGAAATTCGGCGAGCAGGCGGCCAAAATGCCTATGACGATGGGGCAGGCGTTGACGGTGTTCTCAAATAACTGGCAAAGCATGGTTTCTAAGCTGCTGAACGACAGCGGCGCGATGTCGGGGATTGCTGCCGTTATTAAACTGATTGCTGATAACCTGAATTTAGTTGTTCCGATTGTTGCAGGGTTTGCCGTTGCTGTTGCGGCCGCTGTTGCGCCCACGCTTGCCTTGAATGTGGCTTTGTTGGCAAATCCGTTTGGGATTGTGGCCGTTGCAATCGGCGCGGTCATTGGACTTATTGCCCAATTCGGCGATGAAATAGACGTTTTCGGCGGCGGCTGGTCGAATCTTTCTGACGTGATACAGGCCGTCTGGCAAGTCATCACAGAAACCATCGGCGAAGCTGTCGATACCGTTAAATCATGGTTCGGCGAGCTGACGGCATGGGTTGACGAGAGCGTCGGCGGTTGGTCGGCGGTATTTGAGCGCGTGATGGGCTTAATCTCAAGCACCATTGGGGCGTATGTCAACGTCTATATCAACACATTTGCAACCGGCTGGATGTTGATTAAAGAAGCCGCCAATAATATGCCGCAATTCTTCGCCAATCTTGGCAAGGCCATTGGCAACGTGTTTATTTCTGCGATTGAGTGGATGGTAAACAAGGCCGTCGGCATGATTAACAGCATGATTGACTTTGCCAACAAAGCCGCGTCGATGGTCGGCGTTTCGGGCATTGAAAAGCTGAACAACGTCCAGATGGGACGAATGAATGACGGCGGGCTTGGCGGTCGAATTGCTGACAGCATGACGAAAGACCGCGCCGGAGCAATGGTAAATGCCATCAAGGAACGCGCGGCCAACATTCACGAAGCCAAAGCGATGCGCGGCGGTGGTGGCGGCGGAGGTTCTGCCAAAGATCATGCGCCTACTGGAGGCGGCGGTGGTGGTTCAGGCCGTAAAGGCAGCGGTGGACGTAAAGGCGGTGGGAAAGGTCATGCAGGCGGTTCGGGAGCGGCTCAAGACCCAATGCAAGGCTGGGAAGAGGAAATCAAAGCCCAAAAACTTGCACACCGCGAAATGCAGCGCGAAACGCTCACGCATCAAGAATGGGATTTAGCGCGTGAGGCCGCCTACTGGCGCGAAAAACTGGCAACGGTTGATGCCGGCAGTAAAACAGGCTTGAAACTGCGTGAAAAAATCCTGACCCTTGAAGACCAGCTATCGAAGCAGTCAACTGAAGCAAAAATGAATCAGGTGGCTGAATGGGAGAAGCTGGACAAGCATAAGCTTGAGATGGAGAAAGACGCGGCAGACCAAGCCCTAGCCAACGGTCGAATCTCACAACTTGAACGCCTTGATTTGGAAATCGAGTTTGAGAACCGCCGTTATCAGATTGCCTATGACGCATTGCAAGAACGGATCGCACTTGCCGAACAAGACCCGACATACAGTCAGACGGCCATTGATAAGCTTAAAGCACAGATGGCAGAGCTTGGGCAAGGTCATGAACGGACACAGGCGAAGAACGAGGGCAAACGCGAAAGCCAACGCCGCAAAGATGCGCCTAACGTCATGGAAATGCTTCAGGACGGTGGCAAGAACGTTTGGCAAGAAGCGCAGCAACAGATGGGGCAGGCATTTTCAGCCATGCTCACGCGTACGCAGAACTTCCGAACGGCCATGAATAACTTTTTCAAGAGTATGGGACAAACCTTTATTCAGGAAATGGTTACAAAGCCGCTGATGGGTATGATGCAACGCATGGTTCAGGAATCGGCAATTTACAAGATGATTTTCGGGACTAAGGAAACGCTGGAAACAGCCGCGGCGGCTAAGACGGCGGCAACCAAAGCGACAGAGACTACATCTGTTGTTACCGCCAACGCAACACAGGCGGCATCGGGCGCGGCGGCTTCGCAAGCCTCTATTCCTTATGTCGGCCCGATTCTTGCCATTGCAGCAATGGCCGCTATTATGGCAGCCGTGATGGGATTAATGGGCGGCGGCGGCGGTTCTCAAACAACCACGACCACGACACGGATTCCATCGGCGGCAGGTGGTTGGGATATCCCGGCTGGTATCAACCCTCTCACTCAGTTGCACGAGAATGAGATGGTTTTACCTGCGGAACACGCCCAAACAATCCGCGAAATGGCAGGCCAATCAGGAGGCGACGACAGCACGATTATCATCAACTCAACAGGCGGCGACTTTATCCACAAAAAGGATTTGGCGAAGCTTTTGAAACAGATGAACCGTGATTTCAAATTTGTTTAACGGTCAGGCCGTCTGAATGGTTCAGGCGGCTTTTTTTCGTAAACGGACTTTTTGATAATTTTGTCAAAAAGTCCTTTTTCTTTGGAGATTGAAAATGAGTAACTCATTGAAATGGGTTAAATATGTTTTGGATTGGCGTTTTCTGCCTGTACGTTTTCAAAAGTGGCTTTTCAGCACTGGGACGCGCGTTGTCGAATTTGCCAGTGGGTTGTCGCTGATTGGCTATGCCGCTGTTTTCGCGTTTTCGCCTGTCGATATTTATGAATGGCCTGTCTATTACAAATTCAAATCGATACCCGAATCTATCCTGATTCCAGTTTTCGGCGGGATTGGCTTGTTGCAATTGGCGGCGATGTATTGGCAGACGTACAAAGGGAGCGTCTTTTCAGGCTATCTGTTGCTGGTGTCGGCGTTCATTTGGTACTTGACGGCTCAGGCGTTTTGGGGAGCGTTTCCGCCTGCTCACACAGGCATGGTCATTCCGCCGATTCTGTCTTTTCTGTGCCTATTGGCTGGTAATAACTCACTTAAATTCTTGTTTTCGGGCGAAAAATTGAAAGACAGCCTAAAGGGGGAATGATGGATTTTTTTCAATTCGGCTACCTGTTTGCCATAGGGGGCGGAATTGTCGGTAGTGCGTGGTCGAGTATTAAAGACCACGACAAGATTGTCTCAAGCTTGTTTGAGGCGGTTGTATCGGCAGTGGCAGCGGCGGCGGTAGTGGAACGGTTTTTGATGGTTAATCAGGTGTGGACTTGTGCAATCGCCGGCGCGTTTGTCGGCATTTTGACAGGTCATGCGATGGATACCGTTAAAACCCTTGCCCCTGGGCTGATGAAGAAGTGGGTCAAGAAAACGGCTGACAAATTTATCGATAAAGAAGAGTAACAACAGGTCGTCTGAAATCAGACGGCCTTTTTTAATGGAAGAGTAAAAATGCAAATCACTGAACACTTTAGCTTAAAAGAATTGACACGCAGCGAATCT